GCAACAGATGAGTTTTTTAAAACCTTGTGCATGTTCTACTCTACAATCAGTAGCCCATGCTACTAGTCGTTTCTTCTTATCCATCTTGTGTGTACATCTGATGCTCATACCCATCTCCTTAGACAGGTATGAGATCTACCTATCTCTTATCTAGATTTTATCTATCAATACTTCTTTCTTTGATTTGTTCTTACTTCCCTTTGGTCTACCTACTGAACGAGTACCGGATGCCTTAACAGGTGTTTTACGTACCCTTTCATTTGGTGGTACATAATCAATAATATGGATGGAGTCATATATCTCTTTAAGCATATTGCCTGCTGACATCTTCCTATGTAGTTTCAATCCATACATATCTTCAGCATATCTAATAAGTTCTTCTTTACTCATAAGTAGAATAGATATCTGATTTAACTGATCGTTAGTCGTATCAGTGTTCTCTTCTGGATATGGCATGTAATTAGGATTAATCTGTCCATTACTATTAGTACGAGAAGAACTTAATACTTTGGTTAGAAATGTCATTTAATAAATCCCAGGCATAAAAAAAGAGAGGCCATTATAGCCTCCCTTTTATTAAATCCTTAAATATTAATTAAGGAGTTTGAGGAATAACCCATGTAGAAGGTACGGCACCATTACCATCACCGACTGCATCACCTAATTTAGCATGACCCATTCTCCATACATTATGTAAAGAATCAGATACAAATGGAGCATCATTCATATCAGAAACAAGAACCGTAGCTCTTTGATTCCAACGATCCCGTACCCATTCTCCACCTATTTCAATACCCAGTGAATTAACATCACTAGTGATATCTGCAAGGTCTGCTAGTGCTACTGTTGCTGGCATAATTACTTACCTCTCTTTAATAAAATTTTAAGCGGCTACTACTACATCAAATTCTGCACTATAGGTTGTACCAGCACCATTGGTATATCCATTACGATATGTACCACTGTCAGCAATAACAGCAGGATCAAGAACAAGAGTATTTCCTGTTTCTCCCCCAAGCGGTACAGTATCCAATTCCCATTGTTGAGTATCTTCTCCTACACCAGAAGATACTAAAACAATTGCTGTAACACCATCTGTTCCATTGATAGTAGAACCATCATTTATTACTAAGTCACCACCATCAATAGAATATGCAGTAATGGGTGCAACAGTTGGTGGAATGATAAGACTCAATCCTGCATATAATCCACCAACTAATCTGTCGATCCATAGCTGAGTAATTACAGCTTGTGTAAGTGGCTCACCTGTATATTCCAATTCATTGAGTACAGATGTTAATACTCTATGGAATCTTCCACATAAACCAAACTGATCCGCACCCTGATTAATCAGTGTGTTGGTATAGGTTAGCTCATTGGTTTGTAGTCGTATCTCTGCACTTGCATCGGCATATATTGGAACTGTCATTAATGCTTTAACAGCCAGATAATTTATTAATGCCTGTCCACGATTTACTCTTGTTGCTATGCCACTACGACCAATAATCTGATCGTATAGAAGATTAACAATCTTGTCGGTCTCTGCTGTTTTTTGCCACTGTTCATATCCAAGACCTTGTTCGAGACATATCTCTGCAAAGGATTGGTATGGATCTGGTATTGGCATGATATATCTCCAGGGTTTGGGGTTGGGTTAAGGTAAATCATACTCTTTTTTGGGAGTTGGTTTTGAAACTCTTTTCTTTCGTTTAGGTTTATCTTCTACCTGTGTAATAAATTCCAGAGTCTCTTCCAATAGTTTAATCAGTTCCTGCATACCATTTAGATTAACTCTGTTGGCATTCACTGCATTACGTAATGGTTTCTTAAGAAGATTCACTGGCCCATTTACAGCTAGGGTTTGGTGAATATTATCTAGGTAGGGAAGGGTGGAATAAGGGTTTGCGTTGTCGTTTTTTAAAGCCATGTTGCTTTCCTAAGCTGGGGAGTCGGGCAAGCCCGTGGGGGGTGTTGGGCAGGGGAGTGCGGGTAGCTTCTCGATATTGAGGAGAACCAACAGACCACTGTTCCATAAACTTAATATTTGTAGTACTTAATTTCTGCTGTAAACGAACATCTTCATTTATAGCGATATGTTCTTTCCACGGTCTTACTGCACCACCTAATGAATCTATTCTATCGTCATGAACAAGAGCATTTCTGTCTCTAGTTATCTTAGATAGCTGATGGTGTAGCGTATATGTGGATCTCATATCTATAGGATATTTTTGTACTTGTTCAATATCCTTATGCCAGACCTCTGTGTTGATTATTAACCTGTGTCTGGCTATTACAGGTTCAAGGGTCTCAATAATCCTTAATTCTTTCTGTCCTGTTTCCCAAATATCTTCAATTTGAGGAGATCCTGAGTGACCAGCATCTTGATAGGTCTTTAATAAGACAGGTCTCCACATTTGGGCAAACATTCCCTTACCAAAATTCTCCTCCACCTCTATTTTGTTCACGAGGTGCTTTATGGAGAGTTCGGACAGTTCTTGAAACACTTCCTGACTGAATCCACCGGGGAGAGCTAACTGTTCTTGTAGGAAAATGTATCCATGCAAAAAGTACGTTACAGATGCTACGGTTTCGTCTCCATTCTGCCCACCACCTGCGGGATCGACATAAATCATGCGCCCTTCGTATGGATATAGCTCTGGAGAACACGCATAAGGACTGTATAGATCGAATTTCTGGGGTAAACCGTAAATAGTTATTATCTTTGCTGTGTCGGGAAGCCATTCTATTTTTCCCGGTGCATAATCTAACGATAGCTCCATATTCACCAAGTTTTTTGATTTCAAAGGATAACGATCCTTGTCCATCAGCCTTGTATTGAGCATATGCTGTAATTGGAAATATGCTGGCCCCTGATCTATCTCCTTTTTGGTTAAAGCTGCCTCTGGTAGCAAAACTGGATCCGTTGGCTGTCCTTGATCTCCTAATGGCCCTCCTCCTAACTGCAGGGAAGGATTTTCCTTCAATCTCTTCAATATAAGTGGAGATAAATGATCACCATAATTAAGTAGCTGTTCTTGTGTCGGATATCGACCTGGCCAAATTCTTAATGTGTATCCACGACCCGGTAAAGCGTTATATATTGATTCTGTTGTTTGGGGAGTACCCAAATAAGCGATTCTTCCGTTCTGACAGATAGAAGTGAAATCTTTACTCTTTTCTTGAAGTTGAGCACGTTGAATCTCTGTAAGACCATTCTTAGTCGATTCAATATCGTCAGATATTAATAAATCTGCCCTTCTACCCTGCATATTGGCTGTTATACCAATACAGGCAATTGAGGGGCTTTTTTCTGCTCCTTTAAGCTGCCAATGAATATCAAAGGCTTTTGCTGAAGCTCTATCACCATGTTGTCGATCAGGACGGATACATTCCAAAATATCCCAATTCATAATGATTTGAATGATCCAATTCGCTATTTCTTGGGCAACATCAGCCCCAGCACTTAATACCAAGATCCTGTACTTAGGATCATGGATTAAGCACCAAACAGAGAAGATAGCGACTATTGAAGATTTAGCTTGGGATCTTTGAGCCTGTATCATTAAATACTGTGGCCCATATTGTAGAAAATTCCCCATATCGACTTGAATGTCGGTACAGGTAAATCCCATCAGATCTTCCATACAATCAATTAGAAATGGCTGAAAATCTGAATATTCAGTCTGTAATTTTTCTAAATTGTCCCATCTAGTGAGAGCTTCTGTTTTTAAGGCTGTACTCATACAGGTAAGGGAACAATAGCTGGTTGCTCTGCTAGATTACTGATTACAAATATCTCACCTTCCACTGTTCCTCCCTGCTCGGTCATATAAATAGGCCCATAAATTCCCCTTTGGAATGTATAGACGTCCCTTGCAGTATTGCCACCGAGACTGAACCACATATCTATATCTACTGGAGGTTCAGATCCTAACCAGAAATTAAGTACCTGAGAGTCCGTATCCTGAACAGCAAAGAAAGTACGATGCTTGTCAGGAGGAAAACACACCATCTGTCCTATTGGCTGAAGGAAATAAAATGTTTGTAGATGTGGTACATGAATATTACTCATTACTGCCCCTCATGTTTCCATGTTTCGATATAGTTGTCTTTCTCTTGTTGCACTAATTCTTTCTGGCTCTCATAGAAATTAAGTCGTGTTTTTTCTATAACAGATAATCCCTCTTTGTTTTCACGGAGTTTGATTACCTGTAATATTGCACGGAAATATCGTTCATGGAATTCATAATTTCTTACTTGTTCTCTATATACTCGTGCTCTTAATTTAGATAAATCTCTAGCCTGTTCTAGCTGTGTAACTTCATGCCGATACATCATACCGGCACCACTAGATAATAGTGCAGCTATTACACTAGCAATAACTGCAACTAATATTTTAGTTTTAGTACCATTCTCTGCTGGCTTATTCATCCAATCACCGTGAAAGTTACGTCAAGGAATCCAATTGTTTGTGTATTACCTAATGGAAATGATGACAGTACTACTGCCATATCTGCTAATGGAGTTCCGGCAGTTAGTGTTCCTTCTACACTACCATTTTTAATACATTCCACATTATTACCGATACGACGTATACCATAGGTATCGTTTGCTGATGGAGCTACATTTAATGTGAAAAGATTTCCTGATACAGAATCAAGCCATACCACACTGTCAAATAAGGTATTAATAAATGTGCCGTCAGATAATTGCTCACCTTCAATAAGACCAACTCCAAATATTTGTTGATCTTCAAGACCAGGAATAATCTGGTTATAGTTCTCAGCTAGAGTTGCAAAGCATTCATAATCACCAGTAGGAATTGAGTCGGTTGCATCAAGACAATAAATTGGCCCTGAATTTATCCTACCTCCACCACCTACTACTGTATGTGATTCATCATCACCGCGATCTAG